GACACCATTTCATCGGCGTTATTTTCATCGTGGACAAAGTCCAAGAATTCGCCAGGGTCGTTATTGAACCTTTTTCGGAGAGTGCTAGGCATCTCGTCAAAGAGTTCTTTAGATTTTGCGATATATTCTATCGCTTGATGGAAGTCCATTTCTGGAGCTTCCATATATTCGCCCTGGTTTTCGTTAACGAAGTTGACCAGGCCGGTTTTTTGGTATTTGGCCATAATCAGATTGATATCTGTATCTTTGGCCATTGATTGTTTAGTTAAACCAGGACCCGTTTCCAGAGTGGGCCGTGGTTGTTCTTTAGGGGCTTTAAAAGTCATAGTTACCACCATTCAGTTGCGTTATAGACATCGCCTCGATTCCAGGCATCGTTAATTTGATCGTTTTCCTCTTTACTTAATTTATTGTTTTTTTTTTATGTGGATTCCATTTCGAATTTTTATCGCCTTTTATCTCTATTGTGGTTATGCCTGGTGGGGAAGAATCCAGTGCGCCTGATAGCGCATCTTTGATTGATATTTTACCATTATTTTGTTGTGTAGCTTCCCACCATAATTTGAAGGCTGCGATTTCTGCTGCTGACATACCTTGTAGCATTTTAGCAGGAACCGCCCAGGGTTCCTTTAAGAGAAAGTCGTTCTCAATACCAGCAGCAGTCGCTTGTTTTTGAAGTACCTGGTTCTGTTGATAGAGGTTAGCCGTTTGCAAGGCTGAGTGAGCACCTTGTGTAGCCGCGGCACCGATGTTCGGTGTTTGATAGCCTGCACCCTGTGGAGTTGATGCGCCGCCTATTTTTGCGGCGAGTATTGGATTTAGACCAGCATTCCGCAGATCCTTCATTTGCCGCTGATACGAAGTATTAGACATTTCGCGCTGAAAGTTCATCTGGTCCTTAGCAGATGCACGATTCTGTTTTGCCTGGTACACGGAACCAGCTGCATTTAGTCCTATAGATCCAGCGGTTAGCGCCGCTGTAGGATTGAGGAAACTAAGTGCCCCACCGACTGAGCCGAGTGCGCTACCTATTGAAGAAGCGATACTCATCAGAAGTGGTCAATCATGCCGGGTACACCGTAAAGCGGCATCGGTCGTACACAGCGTAATTTAAAGTATGAGTCGAATATGAAATCTGGCTCTGTTGCACCTGCAATCAGAACCCGGGACATTGGTGGGTCGTCGGTTATAAATGCGGTCGACAGAGTAGGTAATGAGCTGAATTCCTGTGACAGATGCCAGGAATCAAGTGTGCCAGTGTAGTTTGAGCGAAATGCACCGGTTATGATGGACGGTTTGTAGCGGTATTCAGCATATCTTTCCTGATAGCCGAATACGTCGTCGTCGTCCGTACCGCCAGCAGTTCCCTGTGCATAGATTTCTTTATTGAGTACAGCCTGCTCGCCAATTTGTGCGAGTGAAGGCCAGTAGAAATCATAGCGTGTTTGTCGTGACCAGGCACGGTTAAGTCCCTGCTGGTAAGTAAGATCAGCACGGACGTTGGCAAAGCCAAGAATTATTGAGTGTTCAGTGAAGGATTTTGTAAATCCATGATTATTAATTGATGTTGTTGAGTATGCACCTGTATCACCTATATTATTGGTTGGATCAGTTGTTAGATTTGATGTCATCGAAACAACTGGATTAATGTTAACAGGTGTACTACCACCGCCCAGATATTCAGGACGTTGTAACCTGGCATCGGGTGATGTAACACCAAAGTGTGATCGTACTATTTCGGTATAGCGCGTGCCACCACGCGCATCGCGTTCAAGTAAACGTTGTATCTGAAATGCCTGGCGTAATTGGTTAATTGTTGCTGCAGTTGCTGTTGAAAGGTCTGCATAAAGCGGGTTAGCAGCTCCGCCCAAATTGCCAGATGACGTAAGGTAAGATGCAGCTGTACCCATACTTTCTACAGCATCGCTGTCTGAACTATAAACGCCAAGTACTGCACTAGCACCTACACCATCATGAGCAAGTTGGGCTGATGTGCCTAAAGGTAAATCTACAGAATCACCCTTTTGTGGCCATGGTAAACATGAGGTGAAATAATCATGACGCTTGCCGCGCGAGAGTATAGTGTATTGCGATTCAAGATCTGGACCATCGTCAGTTTCGACAGTTAAAGAATCCTGTAAATTTTGATCACGGAACCATTCATTGTATATCAGATTCATTGCGCGTAATGGTAGCGCAGATATTTCAAGTCCTGCTATTTTTGTAGGAATACCCAAGTAATCATAAACAGATTCTTCATCGAATCCGCCACCGTCTGCAGTGATTGTTGGTACCAGAAAGTCCGTTGAGTCTCCCGGGTCTGTTTGTTCTCCCATAAATTTTTGAAAGTTCGCCCATACCAAGCGAAGTGGAACCGCAAAGAAGAAGGTATCCATGTAAAGATTATCCATTACTGGATACAGTGGAGTAGACATACGAGCAAATGCTGACATTTTCAGATTGAACGTGTCGCCTGGCAGCGCCTCGTCAAAAAATATTGGAACGAGCTTGCCGGCATCAAATGCCGTTTTATGACCGCTTGAACGGTCAAACGATGATCGAGGTATAGATACAGAAGGTACCTTACTGAATTGATGTTTCATGACTGACTTCATTTCTGTATCTCCTTAGCAGGAAAGAGTTCTTCAACATTATCTTCCTGTTTAAATAATGCCGCAGCACCCAGGTCGTGCAAGTCGTTTGTTACTACGCCGGTTGTATTGTCGTATATTCCCAATCTATAAAGGTGGAAGTCAAGTGGGTTTTTTGATATTTGTGACTCAGGATCACGCGCCATATTTTGAAATGCGCGTATTGCTTCAGAGTTTGTTAGCATAAAGAAGGGTTGATTAAATGCCTGAGTAGCTTTGTCGTGAATAGAAAATACTTTTAATTCCATGCTTAATACTCCTTTAGTGAACGTTTTAAGAATCGCAGTTGCGCGAGTTTTACTTTCTCTTTTACAGCTAGTCGCTCTGATGTGTTGTCTTTGTTTCGCTCTTTTGCCTTACGTCTTCGTTTTCTTTTTATGGTATCTATATCAGGATATTGTTCGTCGTAGTACTTTGGAGGCTGCATTTTTACTCCTCTTTCAATGATGTAATCGTCCCGGTAGGTTTCCTCTCCGAATTTTTTGTACCAGTCCTGGCCAATACCAGGTCGACGGGACATAGTTGTATATTCGGGTATGACTTGAAAGGCTTCTCCGGTTTCACTATCGACCCTTTCATAAGTTCGTCTAAGATTTTCGGGTGTATTGTCATTAATTTTCACCTTTTTCATTATATATCGGGCTGTGTAAGCAGCAGTTTCAAAAGTGACTTCACCAATGTTGCAATATCCGTGTGACCATAAACGGTCAAGAGTATCAGAGCGATATAACTTATGGCCTGTATCGGTTTCTCTAAAATATTCCTTATCGGAAAAGTTATGTCCGAATATAAGCGCGTGGTAATGTGGCCGGAGGTTTTCATCACCGTATTCACCGCACATATAATATCTGATTTTTTGTCCTCGCTCATTTCTGACGAGGTGTTGCCTGTACCTTTTCAAGAAGTTCTGAAAGTGGCTCTTTACGAGTCCACCATGGTGGGGTAGATGTTGTTCGTTGTACGTTAGCGTTATAAATTGGCTGTCTTGATGCAGGCTGTTTTCGTGCACGCAACGCAGCGCCCATTGTCGACTGCGTTCGAGCCTGCACCCTACGCACTGGCCGCAGGGCAGCTGAACAGGCATGTCTGCGTAGCCGTCTTTTATATTGAATACGATGCCACGTTTTCCAGATTTGTTTAAGTGGCGAGCCTTGTACCCATTTAGGGGGCTGTAGCATGGCACTGTACATCATAGCCTGATGCCGCCGCGCATAGGAGCGGCGCGAAAGTTCTTTTTATGAGCACCGGAGCCGGTGCGGCGGAAAAGACGTTTTGATGATCGTTTGTTCATTCTGCGTCTACGCATTTTTTTAACTCCTGTTGAATTGATTCACGTGCATATGCGGTAATCGCATCATGCACTTTCAACTTAACTGTAGCTGATAAATCAAGATATTTCATCGATTCCCTGATAAGTGCCAATTCAGGACCTGATAATACTTTTATTTGCCTATTCATCGTTTTCTCCTGTTTAAGAGATTATAGTATAAACGATGATTTTAAGCTTTTCAAGCTTTTTTACTCCTTTTAGTCGTTTTTGGACTGACTGTGTCAGTCCGGACAGTTACATCAAGAAGAGTACTGTCCTGAACCCCCTTTATCCCCCTTAGAAAGGGGGAAATACCATAGAGTATGGATAGAGAGAGTTCTCTCTCTGTGTGGTGAGGGGCGCTGCTGCGCCGCCCCTCACGCTCCCCTGGAGCTTTTTGGGGCCCCATGCGGGCCCAAGTAATAGCGGCGCCATGCGCGCCGCGTTTTCATGGGGGATTCCCCCATACCCCCTTAGCCAACTGCCAGGCGAAAACAAGTTTTCACCCGTCAGTCGGCTGTTCGACCGCTGGCGTTGTTTCAGCAGGAGCTGCTGTAGCCGCTGGAGGTTCCTCGTTTACCCGCTTCGCTAATCCGAGAGACACCATTTCATCGGCGTTATTTTCATCGTGGACAAAGTCCAAGAATTCGCCAGGGTCGTTATTGAACCTTTTTCGGAGAGTGCTAGGCATCTCGTCAAAGAGTTCTTTAGATTTTGCGATATATTCTATCGCTTGATGGAAGTCCATTT